ACAAGGTTGTTACTATCGTTACGGGCATGGGGTGCCAGTAGCAAGGCTGATGCAAAGTCGAAGGCAGCAGCAATCTCAAGACGTAATAAAGCAAAGAAAGGAAAGTAGTTATGCCGATGGGAAAAGGGACTTACGGGTCGAAGATGGGACGCCCACCAAAGAAGAAAGCAGCTAAAGGCAAGGGTCTGTCTGCAAAGCAGAAGACATTGCCTACCGCTTTACAGAAAAAAATTATGAAGTCTAAGAAGAAATAACTAGAAGACGGGTGGCCCAAACACCCGTTCTTTTACTTCATCAGCCAATACATGCCCAGCTTTTAGCATTGCCTCAACCTCTGCTGACCTCTTTCGTTTATCTAAGTGCATGATGGATGTGTGGTCGCGGTTTAGAACCGTCCCTATCTTGGGATAGCTGTATGTTGTGTGTTCCCTTGCCAGTAAAACAAACAGTTGCCGCGCTTCTGCCATCTTTCTCATGCGTCCGTCTTTGCGTAGCTGCCCTATAGTGTAGCCTGTTAGCTTGGTTACTATCTCAGTAATATGCAGTGCGTCTAGTTCGCGGCAGTATTGTTTCCAGTTGTTAGCACTGGTCAGCATTTGAATTGTTCTGCCGCTAATCCTGTCCCCACATCTCCGAAATTGAAGTACGTCTCCCATTATTGCCCTCCTGTTTTAACTTGGTTACTAAACAGCTTCTCTCTAATGAGTGGCAAAATGTTTTACCATTGCCGGCCACAACCCATCCCCCGTGTACAACGTAGTGTTCTTTGTCGCAAAAGCTGCATAGTATTTTTCTTGTGTCAGACTTTTTTCTTGCCATTGTCCAGCAGTTCTAAAGCAATGGCACTGTATCCTATGATGTCAACGAATGAGTCTATGTGGTTACAGTTCAGCCCAAACTCATCCTTGGCTGATAACCTGGACAGTTTCACAGCTATCATAAACGCGCACACCTGTGTCTCAGTCATCTTGTGGCCTGTAATCATAGACCCCATATCACTAATCTGTCTGAAGTTATCTCCGACTGCCCCATACTTAGACCGTTCCAAGAGTACGTCCTTGCAATGGTCTAAAGCATGGAAAGCCGCCTCTAAATTAGAATGGGATTGAGTCATCATCTAACGCCATAGGTGACTTTGGTTGTGCTGGCTGTTCGATTGACTCAGCAATCTTACGCATCCCACCTTGTCTGACGTTGGCAGCTACACTCTCGCCGCTTGAGTAGTCATCCATCGTGCGTTCATTGATAACAACGTCAATAGACCCGTCATCGTTCTGGAATACAGATACACTGTGGCGCACATCCTTACTTAGAACTACATCAGTAGGTTCTTTGCCGTTGTATGGCTTCCAGTTAGAGTTGCCGTGTGTGGCTTTCTTGTCTGGGTCATTCGCAAAACAGCGAATCGTTGTAAGTTTCTTCAAGGCCATTAGTTTTCTCCTTTTGTTAGGCTTTCTTCAGCATCAAGGAACAGCTTAACGATGTGTTGCGCTGCCTCTGGATTACGTTTCTTTATCTCTTGTATCTTTGGTTTCATTCTATCGAACAGAGTATGCACGTTATTAACGTGCTTCATCTGCCGCAGCTGAGACTTCATATCCAAGTACACGCCTTCATCGTGCTTCTTGTCCAGTTCTTCTTCTGTAAGTTCTGCGGTAGGCTCAGACGGGGCCGGAGATACTTGACTTGGAGGGTCTTTTTTCTCAACAGCCACCGTCTGATTCTGTGTGGTATTTTGATAAACTATGTCTGCCTTCTGCTTCAAGTTCTCTGCCTTGCGTGGCACTGCATCCATCTCGTTAGCAGATGCGTACTCGCCGCCGGATAAGCCAAGACTTGCCAATGCCCTGCCTATAGCAGATGTCTCAGCGTTTTCCAAGGCTGAAGTTGTGTTGACATGGCCTTGCCCTCTGATTTCTTCAGCCATGCCGGAACCAACCGTGATGCCATCTTTGTTTGTAACGATAGCTTTGACTACGACACGATGCCCGTCATCAACAAGTATCTTGGTGTCGATGCCATAGTCTGCGCCAAGCACACGGCGAAACGCCTCGACACGATGCACCACTTGCAGATACATCTTGCCGCCCTTTTGTTTGATGGCGTGGTCTTTGTAGTAATCAGCCACCATTCCCATGGCTTCTGTTAAATCAGTCATTGTCGTTTGCCTCCTCGCTGTAGTCAGTTATGGCTTTCATAAAAGCTGCAAGCATAGTCTTCAATTCTTCTAAGTCTTTCTGCATATGTGCCATATCTCGTTCAATGCGGTTTAGTCTCTCTTGCGTAAAGTCTATGGCTTGCGCGTGTTCCTGTTCTATCTCAGTCATGTCACTCTCCCGTTGCCCTCTTTCTGCCTGTCTTAGCCCTGCTTGCTATCTTCTGTGGATTTTTCTTGCGTATGACACGGCCTAGTCTGTCATATTTTTGTATGACCTCTGGCAATCTCAACGCATCCTCTAACTGTTTCCAAGTTGGTACTTTCATTGCACATTCCAATCCACGCCATCTTCCATAATCATGCAGAACATATGCTGAGTTGGCTTATCAAAACCTATCTGTGTCAGTCTCACATGGCATTTGGATATGGCATCAAAGCTGTCAACGACATGTACCTTGCCCTCGCTTGTGCTGGTCATAAACACAGCTATCAATAGATATTTCACTCTACCCTCCAAGTTTGTTTAGCAATCTCCAGTATTTCGGGGCCGTGACGCTGGGCTATCTCTGCAAAGTCTGGTGCAACCATACCAAACAGAGTCTTCCAGTTGCCATGCGCGGCTTTCATTAGGTTCTGAATCGTCAGCCATCGCTGCACAATTCTTTCATAAGCATCTTCCAATGCGTCTTGACTCAGCATGTCACAGTTATCAGGTGTGCATAGGTTATATCCCTCTGCTGTAACAAACAGCAAGGCTGGTTTGAGGCCGGTGCCTTTCCAGTAGACTGCTTGCTGCGCCACTTGGTTCCAAGTCGGTTCAGTCTTTGGCTTTGGTATACGCCAAGTCCTAGTGCCATCCTTCTTGACAGGGTTAGCAATAGGCAGACTGCATTTTAAATCAATCTGTCTGGTGTCATCGGCGTAGTCCAGAAACATAATCGTAGGTATGTCCAGCCTGTCGTCTTTAAACACGCGCTGGTACTCTCCAACCATGTCTACATTCTCACCAAAGTATTCCTCTGTGCCTTTGATTGCATAGCGAATCATCTCAGGGATGACATCCTTGCAAGCCTCAAACACATCCGCATCCTTACCGCCATCCCATTTAATAGGCGTGTAGTTCATGTACTCTGTCATGGCATGTCTTACTGCCTCGTCTACTGACAAGCCCTCTTGCTGGCCTTTGACCGGCGAGTAATCGTGCAGCCCAAAGTAATGGTCGCAGCCCTGCTGCACTATCTGCCCTGCCCTTGGCCTAGCTGACATAGGGAACTGCATCTTGTATTCTTTGCGAATGTATAGCTTGAACAGGTTTTCATAGGTGGATTGCGTACCACCTGATGCACTGTTGTGATAACAGCCGAACTCTTTTCGATAGTCTGGGATTTCGTATTCCATTTTGACCCTCCAAAAAGCGAGAGACGGTAGCTTTTTTTGCCATGGAGTCTACCGCCCCTCACCTTTGTTCTAGCAACCCATTGCCAATCTGTCAACACTGATATATGGTGGTTGCATGTTTTTAAAGGATTACATTAGAGAACAAAGACTTAGCATAAGGCGGTTTGCTAGGAAAGCTGGCTTGTCTGTCTCTGCTGTGTCACGCATACTATCTAATCAGCGTTTTCCCACGCCGGAATCTATGCGGCGTATTTCTCTAGCAACAGATGGAAAGGTTCGGGCTAATGACTTCTACGAACAGCACCATGGACGATGAGGTTGACTGCCCTGTGTGTGGCGGTGAAGGCAAGTATGAGGTTGAGGTTGAGGTGATTGACCATATGCGCGGCGGTTATCTCGACAGTGAGATAGTTGACTGTGAGATGTGTGGCGGCTGGGGTAAGGTAGACAAAGAGGAAGCTGCTGAGTTTGTGATTCATGTAGAATTAGAGGATGGTAATTATTACCACTAGGCCATGACAAATAGTAGAAACAAGGGTGCCTCGTTTGAACGCGAATGTGCCATCAAGATTAACACTTGGTTCCAAGAATACACGGGGTATGACATCGAAGTGAAACGAGACTTAGAACAATACAGGTCAGGCGACCATGGCGACTTGATTGGGCTACCAGGGTGGACGATTGAGTGCAAGAGATACAACAGCAACGGGTCTGTTTTCTATCGGCGGGAATGGTGGGAACAGGTTGTCACTGCCTCTCTGTCTGCTGGCACCCAGCCCGTTCTCATTTACAAGTATGACAGGCAACCTATGTGCTGCGTGGTGTTTCTCTCTAGCATTAGCCCCAGCTATGTCAGCAAGCAAAGCACCGCGATTATCTCGTTTGATACTTGGCTTATGCTGGCGGCTGACTCATTGTGTGATTAGC